TTAACAATGTTTCAAGCCAATGAAAGTGTGGGGGTTCAGTTAAAAAAGGAATGAGTTGTGTTTCGCTTTAATTGCGTGCAGAGCGTTGTTTGTGGGGGTTATTTGGTTTTATTTAGCTGTGAAGCTAGTTCATGTTTCACGCAACTTATTTGAACTAGTTGATTTTTGGGGTTATGTGTGGATGTGTGGGGCTTTGATGTTGGGTGGTGGTATGAAACACTGCTCTGTTTCACTGAAAATGGCTTAGATGTGGTGTTTTGTTCGGTGTGGTGGGGCTTTGTGGCTCAAAAGTGAGTGAAACGCCGTGAAGCAGACGCAATAGCAGACGCAAGTCACTTAAACGGTAAGAATGAGAACAGTTTTACTTGAAGGTGAGGTGCATACGCATTTTGCCTATAATAGAAAAGTCTATTTGGGTTTGGGTGCTGTCGTAGATCTCTTCTTGATAGTTGCGGTTGTAGGAGATGATCTTTATGCGTCCGTCTAGTAGGAACTGTAGGGCTTTGACTTTGACCATGCCGTCTATGCGTATGGCGTAGATGCCGTCTTCGGTGGCACGTTCTGTGGATGGTGGTGTGATGATGATGTAGTCTCCTGAATGGAGTTCTGGCTCCATGGAGTCTCCCATGACCTCTACGGCGGTGAGTTGCTGGTTTGTGAGGCGTGAGAAGATGGTGGGGTTGAGAGAGAGGAGGGTTTCTTGGGTTTCAAAGTTATAGACACCTTCTCCAGCACCTGCCTGGAGTAGTGAAACAGAAAGTGAAACATTTTGGTCTTTTTTTGTTTCACTGACTTCACTTTGTCCTGACTTATTAAGACTTTTGGTAAGTTCTCCAATAATAAATTCCCATTTTTTTGGCAATGTCCTTCTTTGTATCCATTTGTTCATTGCATCAACGCTTACACCCACGTATACGGCTAGTTCCTCATCACTTTTTAATCCAAATTCATACTTTTTCCTATCTAAATACTCTCTAACATCCATGTAATAATCCTATTTTTTTGCAAAATGTCATTTTTGTCTTGACATTTAAAGACAAATGTCCTATAATTCTCGTATCACTTCATACGATTGTAGCAGAAAGTGAGAGAAAAATCCACTTAGAGTGGGAATAAAGGAATATTTTGAAAAAGAAGTTAGAGATTAGGAGACTTAAAAAAGAGGTGAAGCAACTCAAGAGAGAGCTTAAAGCCAAAGAGTCTCGTGTGCGTGGTGCCATGGGTGCTTTGACTTTAGTGATTGATCCTCTCAATATGATGATTAAGGAGTTGTATCAGCCTTGGCCAGGTCATCGTACAGAGAGTCGTGCCACCTCTCCCAGTAGTCAGAAGGGAGAGGACCAAAGTCCACAGCTTGAGATAGTTTCTTCTCGTAAAACGCGTAGATAGTTTCTTTGGTTGGCGTGTTGCTTTGCATTGCTTCGGTGATGGCAGAGTGCATAGCTCTGAGTTGTTGTTTTCTGATGCTGAGTTCGTCCATAGTGATGGCTCCTTTTGTTTTTGTTGTATTTGAGATACATAACATCATAACATAAAGGGGCTATCAGTGTGAATGCACTGTGTTTTTTTACATTTCTCATCTGTTGCGTCGGCAGATGACATGGTAGGTAACTACTATGCGTAAGACTAATAAGTAAACCATGTTGTCGAGAGCAGCAAGATGGTTTGAATCTACAGATGAGCCCTCGGTGTCCAAAGCCTAGATCTCTTCCTCCCATGAATTTATGTTGCGAGGGCTCTTCTGTGGATTTGTACGTGAAACAAAAATATGTGTTTCACTTGTTTCACGTGCTTCACACGCTACAAATGCCGTAAACTATGGCTTTGTAGTGAAACATAAAAAAGGGGTGAAACGTTTCACTGCTTTATAAAAAGGAAGATGATGGGTAAAAAAAAGATTCTAAAAGAACTTCGAAAGAAGTATGGAAAGAGCGTATTGAGTGTCAAGGAACTAGCCGATGAGCTAGGTGTGCACCCAATAACTATCTATGAGCGTAAGAAAAAGAAACGCAATATACCTGGTTGGATTATTGTTGGGTCTAGAGAGATTAGGTTTCCTATCATAGATGTTGCATCCTATAAGCATAAGATGGCGTCTGCTCCAACACAAGGTGCATCTAAAGACATACTTGAACTCAAAAATATATTACGTGATATTGGGGTGGCACTTAGCTTTAGTGATGGTTGTTTGATGACTGATAGGGATGACAATAAGCATGTAAAAAAGCTGATAGATAAAGGGTTGATGTGGCGACAGAATACCCAGTCAGAATTGGCGGGGGTTACGAAATTGGAGAAATATCTTAAAAACATTGGTATCTCTTAGCGATGTGTTTTTTGTAGAAGATGCCTTTTGATGAAGCTTTTAAAAAGGCTTCAAATAGTGTAGGTGGTACACGACAGTAAGTGTATGTACCACTAGTGATAAAGGCTATTTTCATTTTAGAGGTTTCTGGGTCGTATCCGATAGCACGGATGGCTGTGGAATGTACGCGTATCATGTCCATAGTGGTGGCTCCTTTTGTTTTTTGTTTTGTGGCAGGACATTATAACACAGAGGGGCTACCAGTGTGGAGTAATTTTATAGGAGGTAAGTGGTGAAGAGTTTGAGAGAGCGGTTTGATGCTAAGGGCTATGGTGTGTGTAAGTATGCCAAGGCTCATAAGCTGAGTCAGCCAAGGCTTAGTGAGGTGTTGGATGAAAAGGTCAAGGGTACAAACAGAAGTCGTGTGGGTGCGGTGCGTAAGGTGTATGCACAGCTAAAGAAAGATGGCATCTATGTGGGTGCTTTACCATGGGAGGTGAAACGATGAATAGCAATGAGTTAGGCACGATACTCAACATATCACCGCGAACGATACAAGATAAGACACAAAAAGCCAAAGAACAAAACCAACAAAGCATCAAGCTTAATGAGCGTTTCTTTAAGTTTGAAGTGGTGAAGGGTCATTATGTGTATGAGGAGATATTTGCCGAGGTGGTGGACACGAGTGACACAGACTTAAGTGCTGCGTGGCGTAGGGCTAGTGATGCGCAGCAGGAACTGGCTAGTAAAAGGTTGGCGGTGGTACGGCTGTATAGGAACCGTCCTAGTGGTGAGAGCTGGCAGAAGTTTTTGGATCGTATAGCGTACAAGTATAGAGATGTGAAGCCTACGAAGTCGAAGTTGTTTCGATGGCTGGAGATTGTGCGTGGGTGTGAAGAGCGTGGTGATGTGCCTTTGGAGTGGCTACTTGATAAGCGTGGCAAGCATGCAAACAATAGAAGCTACACGGAGGCACACTATCAGTATGTGACTGAACTGTTTTTGGTCAACCCTAGTCGTACGAAGATCAAGATACACCAGTACTTGCAAGAGGAGTTTGGCAAAGAGGCACCCTCTTACTCTACTGTGATGCGTATGATAGAACGGTATAGAAGTGAAAATGTGCTACTGAGTACTGTAGCGGTAAGTCCAGGTGAAGCAAACAATAAACTGCGACCTGCACCTGGCAACAAAGCGGAGAATGCACCGTATAACAATGCAGTGTGGGAGATGGATGGTACGCCTGTGGATGTCATCTGTAGTGATGGTGTGCGGTATCAGCTGAGTGCTGCTATTGATGTGTATAGCCGTCGTCCAGTCGTCGTGGTGACACCTAGTGCCAATGCGACTGCACTTGCTAAGGTGTTTAAAGTGGGGATACAGAAGCTTGGTATCCCTGAGGCGGTGTTGCTTGATAATGGTCGAGAATATCGCTCGAAGACCTTTGAATATACCTGCTCACGCTTGAAGATAGAGCAACGCTTTACGATGCCATACTCTGGGTGGCAAAAGCCACACATAGAGCGTTTTTTCGGGACGATGACGCGTGACTTGTTTGAAGAGTTGCCAGGATACATCGGTCACTCGGTGGCTGATAGGGTCATCATCGCTGATAGGGCAGGTTATGATAAAAAACTTGAAGCGATACGTAAATGGAAAGCGAAATATAGAGATGGTGATGACTTTGCTAAACGTTTTGCTATTAAAAAAGAGAATGTAGGCATAGACATAGAGATGCCTGTGAGTCGTGAAGAGCTTGAAGGGTACATAGAGCAGTGGATACGTAAATATGAGAACCGTATGCATAGAGGTATCAAGCAGACACCACTAGAGCGATGGAATGAGTGTGCGATACCGACACGAACCATCAGTGATGCACGGGTACTTGATGTACTTGTGGGGCTTAGCGAAAAGAAAAAAGTAACCAAGAAAGGTGTCACTTGGAAAGGGCTGAGCTACTGGCATGATGCCCTGTATGACAAAGTAGGTGAGAGTATATGGATGCTGAGTGATGATGAGCTTGGGTATTTGTATATTTATGACCTTGAGATGAAGTTTTTGTGTAAGGCAGAACATGCTGAGAGTATTGGTAAGAGTCGGGCTGATTATTTGGCTGGGTTGAAATTTTCTAAAAAGATAGAGAAGCAGATACGTGAGCTTAGAGAGCTTCGTTATGCAGAACCTGCACTGTATAAACGTGCTTTAGAAGCCACTTCGGTGGATGAAGAGGTACAAGTAGGACTTGAATTTAAGTCTGAGGTAGTGACGAATGTACGTGAGAGTGTGGCAGATGAGAGCGTACATACACAAGAAGAGCAGGAAGTACTTCAAGATGAGCGTGTAGAGACAGTGGTACTCAATGGTATGCCAGTCTTTGCATCTGTGAGTGAACGCTTTGCGTGGATGCTTGAGAACAAAGGATTGGATCATGGTGATGCACTCACACAGAGACTTGCAGACAAACATGAAGGACTGTGGCAGATAGCACTAGAAGAGTATGAGCAACGAAAGGCTGGATAGATGGAAGATATAGCGTGGGCACTGGTGATGATGTTTATCGTGCTAGTGACAATGGATTTGTGAAGCTTTGATAGAGGGTTGCTTAGCAACTCTCGTTCAAGTCTTTATGAGGAAGACTTAATACCCAACAAAAAAGGAAAGATGATGAGTAAACGAGAATTTGTGAAAACAAAGAATTATACAGCAATGTTTGAGCTTTTGTCAACACTGGTAGATATGGAAGGCAATTTGGAGCGTATAGGGCTTGGCTATGGTAACCCTGGTGTAGGGAAAACGACCGCACTCGAGAAGCTGACGCGTGAGTTTAATGGTGTTTTGGTACGTGTGAATGCATCGTGGACACCGACGTCTAGCATGATAGCTCTTGCAGATGCCTTGGGTGTGCACACAAAAGGAAGTACTTCCGAGGTGGTGCGACGCATCGTTGATTCTCTGATCGATGATCCTCGCCCACTGATTGTGGATGAGATAGACAGAGCATTGAGTGCAGACAAGATAGGCATCTTGGAGAATTTACGTGATATACATGACCAAGCACAGATACCGCTACTGCTTGTGGGCATGGGTCAGTGTGATGCACGCTTGCAACGATATAAACATTTTTATGATCGTATCGTTAAGAAGACGTACTTTACTGACACACCCAAAGATGACATAGATAAGTTCATTGGTCTGTGTGGTATTGGTGATGGTGACAAGTTTGAGCCGATCGTGATTAAAGATGATTTGAAAGCGTATTTGAATAACAAGTTTAAGAGTATACGCTCTGTGAAGGTGATACTGAAATTGCTGGAGCTTTGGTGCGAGACAAACGCAGTGTATGAGGTGGACTTGAAAACCTATAGACTCTCAGGTATTGAAAAGAAGAAAAATGACACCGTTTAAAAGTACAAAAAGACGTAAAAACGACCGTCAATACATCTGGGAGTATATGCGACGTAATCGCATCTTTAAAGTGGAAGATGTCATGGTGATAGTGGATGAGATGAGTCTTGCTAGCATGAAAGTGTTTTTCAAGCAGCTAGAGCATGCAGGGTACATCAAGGTACGCATACCTGCTGGTAAAAAGACAAAGCCGAAACTCTTTGTCCATAGAAGCTATGGGCTAGTCAAAAACACGGGAGCGTTGTGTCCTGTGTGGATAGCCAAACAAAAGAGACTTTTTGACAGAAACACGCAGGAGGTGCAGATAAAAGACCCTGTATATACGCCAAAAGTGAGTAAGAAGATAGAACAACGCCCTGTGAAGCCTGAAGACTATGCCAAAGGTCGCATAGAGCAGATACTCAATATAGAAGCTGAAGGTATAAGCATCTTACAGTTGAGTACGCGCAGTGGGGTGAGTGGCAACAAATTTGCTACAGCATTGAAAGCGTTGGTAGATGCTGGTGTGGCTGAGCATATAGGCTATGTGAAAGGTGTACCTTTGTATAGGAGGTGCAGGGATGGTGAGTGAGATAGAGTGTGTTGGTATGTACTATGGGATTGAGATAGACCCAGTGACACAGATGCGTCCACGAGATGCACAGATATATGACAGGTTGAAAGAGAAGATGCCTGTAGAGATGAAAGTACTCTCGCCACCACGTCGTGCTACGTCACGAGATGGGAGGATTAAGTATAGGAAGCTGATCGTGTATTTGCACAAGTTAGTCATAGTGGAAGGATGGTGGCAAGCATGAGTATAGAAATAGGTGTAGGTGTGCTGGTGGTAGGTATCTGCTATCTTGCTCTTAAAAGCGAGTTAGATGAGATACGTACCTGGTGGAAACAAGAACAAAAATGGAAAAGGATGAGACGATGACTGTGATAGGATGGAAAAAAGGTAAAGAGCGTGTGCTACATACAGACAACCCTGAGATGCTTCGTATGTTTGCAGAGGCTATGGATAGAGTTGAGTACATATGTGTTACGTAAGTATTGTGGTAGGGGTGATTGTAGGATGTGTAGCAGGTGCTTTTGTGATGCATGAGCGTTTAGAGATGAGAAATAAACTAAAGGATTGGTATGAGTAAAGAGATGATAACAGCTATGAGTGCTGCACAAAGACTGGGACAGAGTGTCGCAGAGGTAGAAGCCTTGTGGAAAGCAGGCAAGCTAACAGGTAAAAAAGAGTCTTCCACGTTGTACTTGGAAAAAGAGTCTGTGTATGCCTATAGTGGCATAGCAGAGGGTAAACAAAATAAAAAAGAGGTGAAACCAGTAGATGCTAAAACAAAAGCAGCGAAAAAAAGCACTAAAAATGAGAACGAAACAAAAGCAGTGGCTCATACACCTACATCAAAATCGGACGATAGCGTGCATGTTGAAGCACCACAAGAGTCTCAAGCCTCTCAAGAGAGAGGCGGAACTGATGCAGAACAGACAAAAGGGTCTGAGACTGCAGAACCTCAGGAGCAAACTTCTAAGAAGGGAGCTACAGATGAGGACGCTGATGATGTTGGAAAAGATGGAGATGAAGTGGGGTCTGAAGATGCTGGGGTAAAACTAGACCCAGATATGTCACTCGATGATGTGATGAAGTATTTGTTTCCTGGTATTCAGTATATGGATAAAGCGGTACGTGCTTTGGCAGTGGGTGGCCGTAAAAAGTGTGTGAAAAAGTACAACACCCATGACATGAAAGAGGTTGCCGATATGGCATACAAGATGGGAAAACTTGCGGTGTATGAGAGTATGGACTCTTTTCAACGTAAGAGACCTGAGAAATTAGCAAAAGCAAAGGCGAAGGCATGAAGTATAACACCGTCAAAAAACTTAAAAAAGAGAAGATGACAAAGGGTCTTGCACTAGGCAAAAAAGCACGCTCTCTTAAAGTGAGAGCCAATAGACGTAAAGCAAAGGCGAAATCATGAGTGTAGAGATGTGGACAAACAAACAAGGCGAGAAGGTACACCCAGATATGGTACCTTTTGAGGAGAAGCTCAAGACTGAGCTGGTAGAGAAGCTTGTAGGGCGTGCGGTGAAAGGTGTGTCACTACTAAGTAGCTTCAAAGAGAGCATTGTCGCTCAGATAGATGGCTATATGGAGATGATGCGTGAGACGTACAACCTAGACCCTATGAAGGGTACTAAAGGCAACATCACACTGCAGAGCTATGATGGGCTTAAGAAAGTGCAGGTGCAGGTGAGTAAGCATATCGACTTTGACGAGAAGCTGACTTTGGCTAAAGAGAAGCTAGACGAGTACTTCACGCTCAAGACAGAAAAAGCAGATCCTGAGATAAAGACACTGATCACAAAGGTGTTTGATGTCGATAGCAAGGGAAATGTAAATGCCAAGCAAATTTTGAGCTTGAAGTCATACAAGATTACGCATCCGATGTGGCTGGAGGCTATGGGTATCATAGACGATGCTATAGAGATAGTGGGTAGCAAGTCCTACATACGTTTTTATACGCGTGAGAGTGTCGATGCACCTTGGCAAAATGTCAGTCTTGACTTTGCAGCGTTGTAGGAGGATAGGATGAGTTTTACATTAGGTAGACGCTCTTTGCAGCGTTTGGTAGGTGTGCACCCAGTGCTTGGCTTTTGTGTGCATGAAGCCATCAAGCGTTGTGCTGTAGATTTTGGCGTGCTAGATGGCGTACGCACCATGGCACGACAACGTGCCTTGGTGGCACAGGGTAAAAGTAAGACCTTTAGATCTTACCATCTCTATGGCTTGGCTGTAGACTTAGTACCGTATATAGATGGCAAGTACACCTGGGCGGATGATGATGCCTTCACGCTCATCGCTGAGTCTATGGGTGAGGTGATAGCTGAATATAATTTGCCTATAGAGTGGGGCTATGAGAAGTGGGGGTGGGATAAACCACACTGGCAGATGACTGGGTATAGACAAAAATATGACATACGTCGCATCGATGCAAAGAGGTTCGCATGAAACATCCACTTTTAAACCCTGATAGTGCCAAGCACTATGATGCAGGGAAAAAGACAGCCATAGAGATGCTAGAAGAGCAAACAGTAGTGTGCAGCGTGATAGGTTGGTGTGAATGTAATATTTTTAAATACAACCATCGCAAAGCACTTAAAGGTGAGTCTGAGGCAGATGAAAAGAAGATAGAAACCTACAGCAACTACCTCAAGCTACTTAATAGTATGGGTAGAGAGGCGTACTATATGCGTGTAAAAGATGCGTATAAGAAGTATGGGATACAGATTGAGTACACGCTTTAAGTTCATAGAGTCACCTACGGGTGGCTTTATTGAGTTTAATACCAAAGGAGGAGACATGGCGATAGCCAATGCAGTATGTGAGGCATATGACAAAAACCTAGGAGAGCAAACTGCCTTGACCTCTCCTAAGCTTAAAGAGGCACAGGCTATAGACAAATTAAGCAAGGCACTAGGAGGTAAGCTGTTGCACTTTTATGTGTATGCAGCAGTAGAAGGTGAGGCGTTAGTGTTTTACTTTTCGCACCCTGCGATACTCATGGAGTTTAAGAGCCAAAAGGAAGTTATCTTAGAGGAGATGAAGGCCATATGGAAACGCGAAGGCATCAAGAAAGAGACGGTGCTTTTTAAACGTATAGAGGCAAAGGTGAAGCCTAAGGCATTGCCTCGTCAAGAGACCGCAGTACCCTATGAAGACAAAGCCACTGGAGAGTTTGAGATACATTGTTCTGATAGTGGCTTGAGCAAGATATTTGAACGGATACGAAACAACATAAAGGAAGGACACGATGCAAACAGATGAGGAAGAGATCATCATAGAGCAGTCACCTAACAGGTTTGCTTGGGCTGATGGAAAGACGCTGACGCAAGATGATTTTGAGATTAACGATAAAGTGATGCTGATAGAAGACTTTGTGTTTACAGAGTCGGTGACGCTTATCTACAGTCCGCCTAAGCAGGGTAAAACGTGGTTAGGCTACGCTGTGGCTCTGAGTGTGGCGGCATGTGCGGCTATAGAAGATGTGTATTACCTGGATATGGACAACTCCATCTCGACGCTCAAGGAACGTAACGTGCACAACACGCTTCTGCAACATGAGAACGTACACTACTTAACACGTGGTACCATAGGCTGTGAACCGTTGGAACAACTGGCTCTCATAGCACATGCTGCTACACGTGGTGCCTATGATGGGGTATGTTTCTTTTTGGACACGACAAAAGACTTTGTGGACACAGACAATAAAAATCAGTCTGTACAGTTTATGAAGTACTGTGTACGCTTACGTGATGCAGGTGCGACGGTCATTATCTTGCATCATGCTACGAAAAACAACAAAAAAATATCTGGAAACCAAGTCTTTACCAACACGCCTGACAACGTGTATGAGATGAAGCAGACAGGGAAGCTGGAGTCTGTTATAAACTATCAGCTGAAAGTCACCCATGCACGTGGGTTGGTAAAAGACTGTAAGTGGTCAGTCGATACGAAGACCCTAGAGCTTCTTGCCTATGATGCGGTGAGTTCAGGGCTTACGAGTCAAGAAAAAGAGCTGGTAGAACTGGCACGCTTTGTCTTGCGTAATGCACCAGAAGGGTTGAGCCAACGACAGATGATACAAGGTATGGGGCTGGGCCCTACTGACCGCAAGGGGAAACGCATCGTTGAGGAGCTTACAGGTAAGTACTGGCGAAAAGAGGAACTGGGACATAATAAGTATTTGTATCATCATATAGAGGAGAAAGCATGTGTAAACAACCCACAGTAAAACAAACAGCTTACAAGAAGTCACTCATCCAGCAGGTGCATGTGTCACAGAAGTACCGTGCCTACTATCATGAGCATAAAGATGAGTACCGTGACATTTTGGAGAGACATTTTGGGGAACGTAGTTCGAAAGATTTAAACATTGCACAACTTGTGGTATTGGTCAAGTGGCTCAACTACGCGTTGCCAGATATGCCCATCATTAAAGATCGCAGTAAAGAGGCTACACAACGGCAGATAGCCTTGATGCACGCCTTGTGGCAAAGCTATGCCAGAGACCACAGTGACTCTGCCTTGCGTGCCTTTGTAAACAAGATAACGAAAAAGACCTACTTACACTTAGACAGGCTAAGCAAGGCAGATGCTACCAAGTGCATAGTGGCCCTGAAAAACACACTCAAGGAGAGCTAGATGGTTTGCCCAAAATGTGCCAACGACAAAACGAAAGTACCTGATACCAAGAAAAAAGGTGCCGTGACGTGGCGATTACGCTATTGTCCTCACTGTCATTTTTCTTTTACGACGACCGAGAGACCCAACTTAACACTATTTACTCAAGAGGAGAAAGACGAGTATGAAGAATACATTGCTCAAGAGCTTACTCAAAGCCAAAACAGCACAAACTGACGAGATAGAGGTACTGATAGAGAAGTACCTTAGGGATGTGACAAAGACAAACAAACAACAGAGTGCAGCCTTTGTCTCGGAGCTACTGGTGTACATCATGCAAAATGTAGAGAATCTTAACAAGGAAGTACTTCTCTCGGTAGTAGAGAGTAAGTTGAGTCATCTTAGCTACAGTGTAGAGACAGCAGCACTCGAAGAGATTCACACCAAAGCTGCTGCTGCAGTAGCCTCTAGTGTGGGTGCGACGTTTAGTTTTGACAAAACAGATGCCGAAGTGCTGGACTCCATGTATAGAGCCTTAACATGGATGAAAGACGATGCGGCTGCCAACAGCAGTGGCAAGCTCAAGTCCATCATAGCTGACGCCATGAAAGGTGAAGTAACGATGGCTAAACTGGGTGAAACCTTGCGTCAAGGCTTTGAGGGTGTGGTCGATGAGAGTGCGAGGTACTTTGAGGGCGTGAGTGACCATATCATACGCCAAAGCCAGTCTGTGACACGTGCGTATCAGTTTGAAAAGGCTGGTGTGAAGGAGGTCAAAGTTGTGGCGGTTATGGATGGAAAAACCTCTCAAATATGTAAGAGCATGGATGGGCGTATAATCCCTATCCGTACAGTCGTAAAACAAGCAGACGGCATACTGAAGGCACAAAGTATCGCTGAGAAAAAGAACGTGTCTGAGTGGCAGTCACAGCCTATTTTTAGTAGGGTGCTACCAGACAAGGTGGCATTGCCTCCTTATCATTTCAGGTGCAGGACTATTGTGGTAGCATTCTTTAGACAAGAAACAGATATTAATGGTAAGAATGCGAACGGTTCTTTGTTGCCTGGTGAAATATACAGGGGTAAAAAAGTGCGTTTTTCTCATGTTGACCGGTTTGGATATGAACGGGTTGTGACAGAAAAAACAAATAACCATGGTGGGAATGGTCACCCAGATATGACAGACAATAAGATACTGAAAGCGATAAACGGCATGGATAGACTGGCTTCACATGGAAGCTTTGCAGACAGGACTGTAGGACTTAACAAAGACAAACAAGTTTTTTTCTCTTTTAAAGGTGCAGAGGTGTGGACAGCGTTTAAACAAAACCGTAAGGACTATTTTGACGATCAAAAAGTAGGACCAGTCGAGTTACTGGATGCAAACACAAAAAAAGGAGCAGATAATGCGAGTATGTAAAGTAGGTTTAGGGCGTTTAGTCACGCTCACCATAGAAAGTGAAGATGCAGTCAAGTTTGATGACTGGGACAACAAAGTACACAAACACATACCAGGTATGTATGTGACTAAAGATGGTGCATTTGTGCATACATGGTTTGAATCTTGTGATGCCATTCATCTAGTAGCATCTCTTAAAGATGAGCCTATGTTTCAAGAGGAAGTCAAGCTAGAAGTGTGGGAAGATGTGGGCGGTACATTTGTCACCAAACTTCATGACTTTGAGGGTACGCTGTATGATGCACTACTCATAGCGGCCAATGAAGGAGAGCAGTACGATGTATGATGAAGCCATAGCCAAGTTCTTACGCCAAGGTGCGTTGATGGTACAAACACAGGCTACGCACACTGCACCTGTGAAAGAGGGACGGCTTAGAGGAGACATTACCGTCTTTCCTCAGACTAAGGCTCATGAGATAAGCATAGGTAACACCAGTCTCATAGACTACGCGGTGTTTGTCTACTATGGTACAAAGCCGCATGTCATAGAGCCTAAAAGAAAAAAAGCTCTCAAGACGCCTTACGGTACATTTAAAAAGGTCAATCACCCCGGGACCAAAGCCAATCCGTACTTAGATGATGCCTTAGAGCAAGTCGTACGTTCGGGTCGCCTTCACAGGCTACTGGGTAAGTTCGCAGATGATATGAGTGAAGAGATGTTCAACACCATAGTGGATGGACTTAAAACAATAAGGGTAAAATAAAGGAATTAAAATGCCAAGGAATCACATGATAGAGAAGAGATGCAAGATAGAATTTAAAAAGGCAAACTACATATCGGTGACATGTAGTAAGTGTCAGTCTGAGACGAGTATACAACTGCATGGGGAGTACAACACAGAGACTTGTGGTGTATGTGACAAGCACTTTGGTACACCCTTGGTGTCGTACATCAAGAACCTCAAAAAGCTTGAGTTTCTAAGTGATGATTTTGATGTGTCGCTTGTAAGCATTGAGGTACAGTGATGAGTAACATCGTAAAAGAGACAGCCAAAGAGCTGGGGATGACGAAAAATGTATTGGCAGGGAGAAAAAGGACTTAAAATGCAAAGGATTAAAATGAGCAATATTAAACTATTTGACGCCTATACGGCAGAGATATTTAAGATACTGTATGAAAACTTCCCTGTGTGTAAGGACATCAAGCCACACGAAATAGTGAACCGTATAGAGGTAAAATACAAAGAGAGACCCATAGGAGACATACCTATGATAGAGAGACAGATATGTAGTTCTGCTTTACACTGGCTAAGAGATAACAACCTTATATCTGTTTATGCACCAAGTAAAAAAACATTTAGTACCAGTGATGATGTGAGCATGGACGAGCTGTTTACTTGTGTGGTGCTAACCGCCAAGGGTTTAGCCGTACTCAAACAAGTACCTCAAAGCCTCCAAACAGGTGTGAGTCTGGGTGAAGAGATAAGCGATGCAGTCAAAAAAGGTATGCTCAATAAAGCGTCTGAGCTTGTAGGTGTGGCATTGGGTGGTATGCTTATGGGAGGTGGAGCATGAGCGAAAAACAGAACATCGTAAAAGAGACAGCCAAAGAGCTAGGGATGACGCAGAATGCATAACCTAAAGAACCGATATCCAATTTACATCTATGTGATGATGTGGAAGGGTGTGGTAAAATTATACAAATTAATCGAAAGGAAAATACATGGAAGAAAAAAGTAAAAAACTACAGATTACTTTTAATACGGATATGATTAAAAAAATGGAAGCAATCGCCACACAGCTTGGCATGACATTAAATCAATATATCATATATGCTGTATCGAAAGATATTGATACTAGAATCTCTAAGTAATCTTAAAAGATTACAAAAATAATCCCTTAATAATCTTTTAAGATTATATGTGTAATACTTTCAGAGTCAAAATACACTCTGAAAGGATTATCTTAACACACTTACCTCACAAACCTTATTATTATGAATATTTCATAGAGCCTACAAAGCTAGTAGGTTCTTAGAATATTTTTTACGCGTATTGGTATTCACATCTTAATACAATGGAGTACAAATGAATTTGATTACAGTTCACCAACAAGAGGTTATAGGCACAGAAGAGGTCAATAGTGTAAATGCTAGAGACTTGTATAAATATTTAGAAATTAAACAAGATTTTTCAGGATGGATAAAAGCTCAACTAGGAAGAGGTAGATTTGTAGAGCCAAGAGACTATGTTTTGCTCACTGAAAACAGTGAGCAAAAACAGGGGTCTGGTGGTCATAATGCGAAAGATTATCTTTTGACAGTGGATACTGCAAAGCATATTGCACTTATGAGTGGTACTGATAAAGGTTTTGAGGTTAGAGACTACTTCATCGAAATAGAAAAACAGCATTACGCTCTAATGGAAGTCATACGGAATGCCATCAAAAAGCATAGCCTAGGCATGCCACAAGAGACCAATAAGCGTAGGGTAGGTACACGGCTAAGTGATAGAGAGAAAGCCATCTGTGAGATGGGATTTCAAACCGATCAAACCAATGCCTATCTCTCTCGCGTACTTGGGTGCGACCCAAGAACAGTCGGCAGATACAGAGCAGAGTATGAGGATGGCGAACAAGCACCGGAGCTTGCGTACCATGAAGAGCAAGAAGAGGTATTGCCACTGTATGATGAGGAGGTGTAGGGATGATGAACGCAACAACTTATGAACGCATAATAGAACTGCTTGTTACGGACGCTGAACTACTTGAAGATGACGCACAGATGGAATCCAACAACGCTAACAGTTTGAGGGAAGAGGTGGCAAAGCTAAAGGAAGAAAACGCTTGTTTGAAACAAATGAACACGGGGTTACAAAACAGATGTCAAGAGTATATTGAGATGCTAGGTGGTGACCAAATACCGCACGATGACTAACCCTAAACACCCACGCTACTACCTAAGTAGCGAGTACCTGCATCGTCATACGACGATGCAGGAGAACCGAGCGTTCATTGTTGCGTCTGTGGGTATGGCATTTGAGCCGTACAGAAAGACTATACTGAACCTACATAAAAAGGTAAGCCAGTAGGCTTGCTCAACTTCTGGGAGGAAGAGATGACACAAACACAACGAGACATTATACAACAAAGTACTAAACAACTAGAGTTCATGGGTGGTATGCTCTTGGCATGGGACCTGGACGCCATAGAGTTTGGTGAGGCAGAAAAGGATGGCATCTTCTACATGATAGAGTGCATCCGAAAAGAGCTACAAACCCTGCAAAAAGCATGAAACAGTAAAACCCTGTTTCACGTGCTTCACTGTTTCATGCCCCCTTAAAGTCCGTGTTTTAGGGCTTGTGCGTGAAACACACTTCTGTTTCACTGACTTCACCACCTTACATAGAACCCTACATATTAACGGTAAGAATGAGAACGATTAAGCTTGGGTAGGTTATACTTTTGGTGTAGGAGCTGGTTACTCCTAACGAGAGTTTGTAAGACAACGGCTTGGGTGTCGACTGTCATATGCTCTATAACCCTGTGACTTTTCGGAGTCACGGGGTTTTTTTTTGGTCTATTTTTACCTAACAGTAAGCTAGATGGTTGGGTTTTGGGGATAGAAACTATGGAGCAGTATTATGACCTTAGACACCCAAGCTATCGCTTATATGGTCATTGCCCTCGCGTATATCGTGTTGGCTTTGTCACATTAAGCAACGTCAAGTAGCAACTCACCACTGCTACTTGACACCTAAGCATCACCGCCTTCTTTCCAGTGTTCTTCACTATCATCATTTAACGTATGCATAATCCCCTCCCTTTTTTCCCTTGTTTTCTAACGATGGCTTCTATGTGTGAAGCTGCTAAGGCTAATGCCCAGAACCTGTCGGCGTGTCCGTGTTCGTTTTGTTTGGAGTCATAGAGGAACCCTCTAGCTCCAGCTTTACGTTTGATGCTATGAATATCTGCGATGAGCAGTGGGTCGTTGGGTATGCGTATGAGCTTGTCTTCAAAGAGCTTCTTTAGGTTGAGAGCCATAGACTCTTTTTGGCTGGCGGTGAAGTGTACTCCTCTGACGCGTTGCCTGTAGGTTTTTACCATAGTCTCTGCGATGTCCATCCCTATACCTGTTCTGTCTATCGCCATTTGTGAGAGTGGGTAGGTGTCCATAAAGCGTTTGAGGTGTAGGCGTTGCTCATCGAACGAGGCTTTGGCTAAGATGTCCATGAAGGCTAGGTCATAGATGTTGGTACTTTGTAGTACCAGAGCTGCAAGTGCTGAACGGTGAGCAGTACGTCCGATGTCGTAGCCTGAGAATATGGTACGTTTAGAGCTAGGGGTAAAGTAGCTTAGGCGGTTGTCTACACACTCCTTGATGAGTGCGATACTAAAGAGTGAGGACTCATCGTCTATGAACTGACACTCATAGGCTGAAGCCCAGGTATCTGCATCAAACAAGGCTCTCATGGTCTCTAGGTCAAAGACTAAGCCATCTTCTATGGCTCTGTAGATGTCTACTCTAAAACGCGTAAACATAAAGTACTTTGTCTCATCCATGATAAGATCATGAAAGAGTGAATGCTCTTCAAAGGGTGTAGACATGATGGTAAAGCGACCTTTGACTGCACCAATAGACGGTACAAAGGCGTGCCAAATCTTTTTTGGGTTTTGGTACCAGGCGAACTCATCCATCCAGATGTCACCTGTGAAGCCTTGTACGGTTCTAAAGTTGTTTGCCATGGCTTTGATGATGGCACCATTGGCTAGGCGTTTTTCGTTGTCTTTGTCGGTACTAAAGACGATACCCATCTTTCCTGCCCAGTGTTCTACATACCGCATGAGGATGAGTGACTGCTCTTCTGAAGCAGATAAAAAGAGCTGATTACGTCCTGCGACTGCAGCGATGAGTGCATCTAGTGCTGCTACATACGAAAACCCTATCTGTCTTGACTTGACTACCAGTCTAAACTGGTCTTGACAGCTCATGAACGCGTGTTGGTAACCATAGAGTTCACCAAACTCACCTGCTAAAGCTTTACGGCGTAACTCTCCAGCTTCTTCGTGGTTGGCTATGTCAGAGATGATGGGCTTATGTTGTGCCAAGACTACTGCTTTGGCTTGTTTGTCTTGGGTACGTTCGAGTCTTGAGAGTGACTTTGAGAGCATGGCTATCTTGCGTGATACTGCGTCGGTGGCTTTACGTTTAGAGAGTATAGAGAGTTGTTTTTTGATGTTCTCTATGGTCTCTACAGGTGAAGTGCCTTCTGCTTTTTGTTGACGCATCCATGCGTGGATGGTGCCTTTGTTGACCCCTTCATCTACAGCTACTTCTGCTACAGGGATACCTGCTTCAACAAGAAGTAGTATGCGTTTCTTTTTCTCTTTTCTAATCGCCATGTGACCAGCCCATGACTGTCTTGGCTTCTTGCGCGGTAAGGATACCTGCTTGGACGAGTCCGGTGACTACATCGGCATCATCTTTGAAGGCAGTGGCATCAAACTCTTTGAGCTTGAGCTCTATGCCCTGATGTGCAAAAAACTCTTCAAAGAGTTCCATTTTAGGTTTGATTGTAATTTGGTTAAACATGTGCAGTTGAGATGTGAGCTCTCCCCCACCACCTAGGCTAGAAGCCTCTACTACACCCACTAAGCGAGGAGGTACGCCATGTGCTGCGATAATTTCATCTCGTCCTATTTTCTTGAGCTTTTCATGACTCATGTCTTCTACTTTGCCAAGTTCATCGATACGTATCTTAGGTTTGGTGTCTCCGTTACCTTCACCCGTGGTAAGAATGAGGGTTTTATGGCTGTTCTTATAACCACGCATATCTTTACGCATAAACTCCGTAATAGCGTCTATCTGTGAATCTGATGGGTCTGCATCTTCAAAGACAATAGCCAGTTCTGGTTTGGCACCGTTCTCAAAAAACTTATCATTGTACTGGTCTGCTTTGTGCAGGGTCATGATTTGCGAAATCACCTCGAGGTAATCAGGTTCACCGTAGTGGTCTGAGAGAATAGAGTCGTACATAAAATGTGCCCCATCAAGTGGCTGATACTCTGTCCCTTGCACTTGGTAGATGTTGTGTTGTTTGTCTACACGTGCCGTGAAGGTGTTGAGATTATAGAGATAAAAGTCATCTTTACTTGCGGATGCCCGCTCAAAGAAAGCAGAGCCAAAGGTCTCGGCGTTGAGGATGAATTTGTAGAGGAACTTCTTAGGTGTCATTCCTGCTGGGAGGTATTTGTCCAGATTTGTCGTCTCTATTTGAGAAAGCAACATCGCCTTAAGTTTGAGTGAACGCTTATGATAGACATTGTATGCATAGAGACCACGCAGTGCATAGTAGTTGAGATAGGGTTCAATCATCTTTTCATTTTCATGCAGCATGTCTTGGCTGTGTTGCGTCTGTAGTGACTTGCCTGCAGATTTGACAACGAGTGACTTATGTTTTGCCATAGGAGTACCTTGGAATTTTAAATGCTAGTGTGACAAATAAGCATCTCTTAATCAAGCGACATAGCCTTGCATGGCTCGTGCCAACGGTACTTATGTCGGTTTTCAATCGTGCGGCTTTTGTTTTATACTGCGACATCTTAAAAAAATAAGGAGTGTCCATGCCAAACATGCTGAGCGATATTGCTATTACGCATATCTCATTAGTCAAGCAGGGTGCCAACGGTAAAACGTTCATCTATAAGTCTGCTGTAGATGAGGGTGAGTATAAGCATACGGTCGCTATTACCAAAACAGATGAAGAGAAGGGGATGGTGTACGGTATCGTCTATGCACCTGATCAGGTGGATTCTCAGGGCGATTTTGCCACGGCAAACGAGATAGAAAAAGCAGCCTATGGCTTCATGAAAGCACGTAACACTACGAATGTAGATGTAGATCATAGCTTTAACAATGAAGATGCCTTTGTGGCAGAAACATGGATACTCAAAGGAGAGGATGCCATCTTCCCCGATGAACCAGTAGGATCATGGGCAGTGGGGATCAAGCTTGAGAGCAAAGATCTACAAGATCTTGCCAAAGCAGGGAGTCTTCAAGGGCTTAGTATGGCAGGGCAGGCACAAAAGACAGAAGTGGAAAAAGGGGAGCAAGGCGTGGGCGAAAAAGCATTTAGTAAATTTTTCGCAGCACTTGCCAATGCAACAACAGGCGTGTGGGTTGACTTCGGTGCCTACATCGCAAAAAGCAAACACAAAGGTGAACTAGACATGGATAAATTTGCAAAAATTGTCAAAGAGAAGATTGATGTTTCATTAGATGAAGCCAAAGGTGCGGCTGCAGAGATGCAGAAAACTGCAGATGCACAAGCAAAAGAGATGCAGACATTGCAAAAGCAGGTGGAAACTCTGCAAGATAATGCTAAAGAGACCGCCGAAAAGATGAAAGAGCTTGAAAAAGCAAATCAAACATTGCAGTCTACCAATGATACTTTAGCTGAGGATGTTGCAAAAGCTAAACAAGATGCAGCTGACGAGGTCAAGGCAGCTCACGCTGAACTGAAAAAAATGCAAGGCGTGATTGAGAAAGTACAAACTGGGTACCAAGACCTATCTGAAGTAGTCAAGGCGTCAAAACAGTCTGGTGATTTTAAAAAGATCGAAACACAAATCAATAAAAATGCAAAGGTGGTAATGTAATGCCAAACACAATTTCGGACGATGTACTCAACTTACAAGACATTATGAAAGGTGGGGCGATTAAGCCTCAGGACGTAAGACTAGATGGAGTGTTAGATGCTAAAATAGGTCGTACGTTTGTCAATGATGTCATAGCAAATCATGCCCTCTTAGGGATGGTGACGGTCGATATCGCAGGTGCGTTAACCAAAAAACGTTCTGGTCTCTCAGTGAGCAAAGGACTGTTGCAACGCCATACACCAGGTAAAGCACTGACTGAAGCACAGCTGGCAAAACTCTCTACGATTGGTGCGAAACTTGACATGCAAAATGGTGTCGAACTTAGAGCACATATCAACGATGATACGCTCTTAGACAATCAAGATAATGCAAACTTTGATACAGAACAATACGATGTGTTTACCACTGCCTTTTCAAATGACATTGTCTATCTAGGGTGGGTAGGAACTGCTGACAATGGTGCACCTGCTGCACCATTTAATGAACTTGCCAAAGGATGGCTCACTGTAGCTGCTGAAGCAACTGAGTCTATCAAAGCGACTTCGCCAGTCAATGCCAACAAAGGCAAAGAGGTAGAAGCTGCACTGTACAAGGTCATCGACTCTGCGAATGAGGATATTGTGGAAGAGATGACTATCTTCTTAAATCCTACAGATTATAGAGCGTATGTACGTATGCTAGGTAAAGAGATGCTAGCACTCAAGCTGATTGAGGATGGTAAGTTCTTGACCATTGAAGGCATTCCGCTCTCACCACAGAAAGGTATCCCTGCAGGCACGTACCTTGGTACACCTGAAAAGAACATGGTGCTTGGACTACCGAAACACATAAAGCGAAAACGCTGGTACGAAGATGACATTGATGCCCTCTGCTACAAGTTTGTAGTATATCCTGACTATGAGTTTGACATCAAGAAATATGTGACACTGGTTACAGTAGTACCATAGGAGACATGATGGTGACCTTGGACGACATTCGAGAGAGACTACCACTGGCAGACTTCTCTGCGTCAGTGATGGAGTCATGCTTGGCACGTGCCAAGCGTGACTTTAGAGGGTTAGTTTTTGAAGCAGATGACGATGGATATGACGAGGTAGAAGCGGTGGCGTGTAAAGCTATTTACTATCTGGCACCTATGCTATGGCAAAAGGTACAGCAACGTGCCAATGAGTTTGAAGAGACCTTGCAGACATTTGGGGATTTGGAAGTGTTTCAGAACTATTGGCTGGAGCGTGCCGAGTCTATACCAGTGAGCAGGGCCAGTGATGGCAAAGTCGATACAGGAGGCATACAGTGTCGTGCTGTGTAGGCTTTGAAGCATCCAAGCAGATCATAGCCGATATCTGCGAGACGTACCACCCGAATGACTACAAAATCTTTGTAGCACATAGAGTTGCTACTGAAGGCTTGGTGTACAAGGTTCAGGTGGGCGTGGTGGTTAAGCCAGATGTGTCTGTGAATACACAGATGTTTGAAGCGTTTTTGAAGTTACACGCACGAAGTGACGTGTGCATCAAAGTACTACAGAGTGACATCAACTTCAAAGAGACGAAGCTGGTGGATCTTTTTTTATTAGAGATAGAAAGTGAGGTCTAAAATGGCAACCATTAAAACCGTGACAATTTACGATAAGAATGGGAACGAGATGGAGATACGTGCATCTTTTGCAGAAGCGTATCTCAAAACAGGATGGAGCAAAAAGCCACCTAAAAAAGATACGCCACAAGGAGTGAGTCATGGGTAAATATATTGCTGACAAGAGTGCTGTACTCCTCAAAACAGAAGCGGCACCAGGTACCTATGAAGAACCTACGGTGGTTGTACCACTAGAGCGTGGAGGTGATATGTGGAGTCCTGAATTTGACAAAGATGACTTTGACCCTGAGTCTGGACATCATGGATCAAAAGAGACTATCATCATCACGGACTTTGCAACGATGCCTGTGGAGATGAAGCTCAAGATGCCGAGTGATCATACAATGATTACAGTGGCACTGTTGGCATGTGGGATTGTTAGTACCGCGGTGGGCACAACCATCAGCTATACCTATGATACCAATACACAGGGCACCTGCTCTCTTATGCAAGTAGGGCAGAGAGTCACCACACGTGCCTATGGTGAGCGTGGTGACTTTGGTTTTTCTGCAGAGGTCGGTAAAGCTGTCGAGATGAGCATAGGCTTTAAAGGCATGTTTAAAGAGCAGGTGAAGCTTGGTGCTGCAGACGCAGACAATACCATCCCTGATACACCTAGCTTTGATGCGGTCTATATGACTAAAAACTGTGCAGCGTACCTCGTCAACGGTACACAGGCACACTTTACGAAAGTAGAGTTCAAGCAGGGTGCGGACATCGGCACACCTAAAGACACCTGTGCGGGTGCGAGCTGGACGAAAGATGTCAAACCTGAACTGATGGTAAGCATGATGGATGATATCGACAACGCTCAAAGTTTTAATGACCTCAAAAATGGTACGCAGTTTAGCTTTGTAATCCCATTTTTTGACATTAATGGTAACAAAAAGTGGGAGTTTAGAAGCCCAAAATGTGTGGCGATAGATCATAAGACACCCAAAAGTGAAGGTCTTATCGCTATCGAGCGTACCTATGAGTGTCGCAAGGTAAATGGCGATGATAACTGGGAACTCGTAGCGTTTTAACGCGGGCGGGTTTTTTTCTGATTTCCTTCCCGCCACTTGACAAAGGAAACAGACAACGAAAGGAAAAAATATGGCTATAGAACTAACAGAAAAGATCGATATAAAAATCAAACTAAAAGATACAGTGAGCGTCTACAATGTACTAGCATATTTGGTACTCTCCCCAGAGAAAGAGCAAGCTTTTGAGGCATTTAAGAGCGAGCAAGAAGAAAAAAATGCAGCAATGGAAAAAGCCATCGAGGTAGGTAAACAGCTCTCGAAACAGGTCGTACGTCTAGGTGAAGACATCGATGATTTGAACGATGAGATAGAAGATGCAGAGGACAAAGTGCTTAAACGTGAACTGCAATCTAAGCGTAAAAAGTTACGTAAAGCCTACCGTAAAGCTGAAGATGCTTTAGAGGCACACAATGCAGAGCATGACATTACATCGTACCAAAAGTCGATGACTGATTTGATGGAGGCTGTGGCTAAAGAGAGTTTTGATTTGAACATCGAGGATGATGAGAAGAAAGAAGCACTTGTAAAAGCTATGGAGACCCATAACATCAAGTATAGCATGCTCGTCTCTGAAATCAGCAAGCTGATCACTGAGGCAAAGAAAAAAAAGAAGAAACGCTCGTAGCCTATGCTGCACAGATTCTGAAAGGTGATGTGCCGAACATAGACCCTGACCACCCTGAACATAGTGTGGAGATGCAACGGGCGTACTACGAAGATAAAGGGATTGTCTTTGTGGAGGATAGCTGGAGCTTGTGGCATGTTCGTGTCTGGGCAAACAGTCGCGAAAGCAATGGCTTTGGTGTGAGTATCAACAGTGACGTGGTATTTCGCTATGCCACGAAGTTTGAGATGGATGAGATCGAAACGCTAGAGCGTATCAAACATATAGAAAGAGGAGCACAGGCATGAAAAAATCATTAGCCATTACTTTGACTGTTGATGCCAAGACTGGTGAAGTCACGGCTGTGCGTAACTCTTTTGAAGACCTTGACAGACAGGTGAACGATACCAATAAGGGCTTAGCAGGAATGATGCCTAAACTACTGGCAATTGCTGGTATGGCTGGAACTATTTATGGTCTAGCAAAAGCATTTAGTTTTGTAGTGCGTAGTGGATTTGACTATAACAAGCAAATGGACGCTAGTACTGCAAAGTTAACCGCGATGATAAGTGCATCTAAAGGATATACAACTGTAGCAGGTGAGCAGGTCACTGCTTTGCAGAGACAAAAGCTCATCTCTCAGGAGACTGCTTACATGATGCAGATACTCAAACAGACCAATGCTGAGACTGCCATGGGCATGAATGAACTTGTCGATATCTATGCTCTTGCCAAGCCTGGTATGGACAGATACCACTGGGCCGTGAAAGACCAGATAGCAATAGTGAAGTTGGCTTCAAACACGGCATCTAACTTTGGTATGACCGCGGAAGAGCTGAGTACAGGGATAGATGATTTGGCAGCAGGAACGTGGGAAGCTAGTTCTGGCTTTGGTAAGATGATGAAGTCCTTGGGCGTGAGCAAAAAAGAGTACCAAGCTGCAGCAGATAAAGTAGCATACTTGAAAGAGAAGATGAAAGAGACAGGTGCGGCACAAGACACCTGGGCTGTGGCAACCTCCAACTTTCAAGTGGCATGGGACAATATGGCTGGGCAAGTCACACAGCCTATCTTTGATGGCGTGAAAGAGGCTATCAAATATGTGACCAAGCAGATGAATACGTATGGACCTGATTCGATGCAGGTCTTTTCTGATGCTTTGGTGGGTATGGTCAATGGTGCCATCTCGGCTGTGGGTACTTTGATAGGGTGGATATCTAAACTGGTGTCTGGCTTTAGGATTGCCTATGCTGGGTATAAGAAATTGGCAGGTGCAGCACGGGCATGGTGGAACAATGACAACGCTGAAAATAGTGCGAAGTTGCAAGCCTTGCAAGCCGAACAGGACAGACTAAAATCACTGGGGCGCAGCTATGGTGTGGTGCGCGCCAAAATACGTGCTATCAAGAAAGATATGCAGGGGTATGATGCTGGTATCAAAATGTGGAAAGAAGCGGACAAAGATTTGGCAGACATCGCAACATTTGATAGCAAGATGCAGGGGATTGCGTCTACGGTCAAGCAGATACACATCAAGAAGGGTATTGTGAATCCTATCTCTGAAGCGGTGACGCCAACAACACAACTGGCATATAAAATAGGCAAAGTAGCCGACAATACCAAGAAAAGCACTGCGGCAACAAAATCTCATGTACAATCACTTAAGGCACAAGCTCAGGAAGCTACACAAGCCCTGAACTCACAGAAACAACTGAATCGTGAGTATCTTAGACTTACACATGACAAATCAGGACTGTTTCAACTCGATGTTGAGGAGACGATGCAGAAGTTCATCGACTCTGGGGAATACTCTGCAGAACAGCTAAGCAAGATTTATGATGGTATGTGGGAGGACTATGAGGGTAAAGCCAAGGAGGCTTCTTTTAATGTGCATACATGGCTCAAAGAGGCTTTTGATATCGATAGTGATTCTATCTTTGGAAAGCTCTTTGATGACTTTCAAGGGATGTTTGATGGGTTTGTGACTGTACTCAAAAGTGACAAAGGCATCAATGGTGCCTTAGCTGAGATGGACTTAGGTGTACAGGCTGCCAATATGCTACAACAGTCTGGTGATCCAACAATGGCTGCAATAGGGTATGGACTAGAAGCTGTAGGGGCATTGCTCTCAAATACGCTTAGTGAGGCAGAGATAGAACGTGCACGTGGACGTTCTGAGTTTGAGTCTAAGTCGTTAATAACGATGCGTGAACTTGCCGAGAAGAATCCACTTCTACCACTCAACGTCAAGATGCTCACACATCTTAGCTCTATGGACAATCATTTTAATGCTATTGCCTCAGCAATCAGTTCAAGTACGAATGGGCTAGACTTGAATGGCTCAGAATTTCAAAGTACAGCCAGTTATGGATTTCTAGGATTTAGCTCTTCAGAGTCCGAACTATTAGGTGCAGGTATCGCCTTTGGCAAGCAAACGGTTGCAGGATTTTTGGAAGGCGTAGATGCCATAGGCTATGAGGCAGTGAAAGTGACGTCATCCAGTTTTTGGGGCCTGGTCAAATCTGAGAAAATCCAAGAGACTGCTAAGGATTTACCTCAGTCTCTCAAAGATGACATCTCACAAGCCTTTGGAGATGGTATACAAGCAGTGATGGAAGCTGTGGATGTGTTAGGGTTTGATACGACTGCCATACAGGCAAAACTAGACCAGTATGTATTAGATTTAGGGAAATTGAACTTTAAAGACTTAGATGCAACGGAACAGGCAGAAGCACTCAATAATGCCATGAGTGAGCAGCTTGATGGTGCGTTTAAGGATGCGATATCGTCCATCGCAAGCCCTGAAAATGTGGCAGCACTCAACAGCTTGTCTCATGCAGGTGAAAGCTACACAGAAACACTTGTACGTGCAGCTGCTTCACATGAGACAGTGCGTATACAGTTGGCACTGTTTGGACAGACGGCGACGGACTTTGTGGGCTCGAACGTCTTGGTTGATGCGGCAGGTGGTCTGGAAGCATTTCAATCTGCGATGAGTATCTTTACGAGTAATTTTTTCTCTGGGCCAGAGCAACAAGAGATGCAACGCCTGCAACTTGAAATGGCACTTCAGACACACAATGTGGCACTGCCTGCAAGTAAGGCACAATTTAAAGCTCTAGTGCTTGAGACACAGCAGAAAATACTGAGTGTACAAGCGAATATTTCTGCCATGAAAGCTGAGATTATTGCGAAAAAAGCAGGGTCAGAAGCAGGTGTAGAAGCCGCACTATCAGAACTTGTAGCTAAAGGTCGCATTGCTCAAGGTCAAGCAGATGTTATCAAAGGTCAAGTCAGTTCAAACAATATGCTTATAGAGTCTTCACAGGAAGCAGGTAAGGCGGCTGTTGGATTTGGTAAGTCTGTTTATACTGCCATTAACAGTATGGTGACAGGTGCAGGTGAAGCGGTGACAGAAGGTGCACAAACTGCAGCCAATGGAGTGGATGTAGACTGGGATAGCATCACGTCACCTGCCATCGCTGCAGCGGAGGCAGAATTGTCTAACTTGGAAGGTCTATACGGCACTCTTATGTCAAATATGGGTACATTCGCCGACTATTATGGTGGGGTAGAGAGTGCTGCAGAAACAGCAACGGAAGCACTCAACGACTTAGAAAAATCACTTGTGGCTATTGCTAATTTGAAAGCCGTGTGGGGAGAGGATGATATATCTGCTAAGAAGATCATACTTGATGCAACAAAACGTGCTACAGGCATGACAGACTTGACATATGACAACTTTTTGGAACGCTTTGAAGCTGCTACCGCAAATGGCTTAGGCATGGAAGATGATACCCTCAAAGCATGGCAAGATATGTCAACAGCACTTCGTAACTATCAGGATGCTCTTGAACAAAAAACAGAAGAGGAGAAGAGCGCTGTTAAAACGGATATTGACTTTTATACTAACTTGCTCCAAACCATACGAGATACCTACAGCGGTAATCTTTCCTATTTAAACAGTGTTGAAAAAGCTTCGTATTTAGAACGTATCGCGTCCGTGTATCAGGACGAAGGTGATAGTGCAAACTACATCAAAACGCTACAAACACAGCTTGAGTACGATAAGCGTCTCTCTGTTACCAAAGAGGCGTATGCTTCAAAATTTGACTTATATGTTGAGAAGTTACAAGAACAAGAACCAGAGGCTACAACTACAGATGTGGTGGAGGAATTGAGCAAGTTGCGCGATGACCTTGAAGATATTAAATATATAGTTGAGCAATCCTCGTATCAAAAGGCTTCAGCATGACAGTAAGTATACCGTCTCCTACAATCTACGCAGGTAGCACGATATCAGATATCACTCGTACGGTAGGTGACTTAGTCATCAACTGTCAGTCTCTTAGAATCACGAAGGGTATGGAGGTTCGAGACGGTACACAGATATTTTCATATGAGGGAGAGGATTTTACACCAGAACCTTATGATGAGAACAATGAGAATTATAATGTGGGAGATATCGTTCTGCATGCATGTAAATTGTATAAGATTAGTGGAAAGCAAGGAAATAAGTCCTACATACAATATATACCCAAAGAGCCAGAAGAGTATGACGGATGGGATAGCGGGATAGCTTTTAATACATGGTCACACAGATATGTACGCTTTGCCAATAAAATAGCATCGAATGAGTGTCTTGGGCATATTGGATATTACCAGGGACGGTGGTATTATTTTTTCAAAGATAGTTGTGGTTACAAGTTCTCCGCAAAGGATTTAAGGTTGCTTGGCTGTGGATATACCTGTTATCTATCGACATGTTTAGCACCTACGACTGCCTATGCATACAACAGTGCTAAAGATGTAGCAGCGACGACGACAGAGTGGTGTGGCACTTCAGATACAGCAACGGCTGGGTGTCCACAACGTAGCACATGTGGTGGTGGCACGATCTATACTGGTGACAAAGTACCTACACTTAATTTAAAAAGTATTGTCATTCGAGGAGACTATATCTATGCAAGAACGCATTTGAGTGATGCGCAGGCACCGATGCAATATCACGAGATACCTATCGATGGTACTATTAAATACACACTTTCCGAAGTACAACACCCAACTGATATCGATGGCTTTACCTACAAACGCAACATCAACGCACTGTCTGTTTTTGATGGTAAAGACTATACGACAGTCGAGACATCGCCGCCAATAGAGCTAGAAGAGTGGTACTTCTACAATACACAACAAATAGACACAATCGCGTTTGGTAACATTATTGCCGAAGGCGTGAGCATTGTCATTACCGATAAAGATGGTCATGAACTTTTTAATCTATACAAGCACCCTGTTAAAAATGATTTGAGTAATGATAGATTCCAAATCGGCGTCACCCACATAGTGTACACATCACAAAAAATCACGGAAGAATCGCTCATTAAAGTGACACTACATGGCGTGAATCTACAACTAGGGGACATTGTAGTTGGCGACAAGCTTGACATGGGTTTTACAAATTTGGCATTTAAAAATGATTTTAAAGATTTTAGCCCATACGAGCAAGACCAGTGGGGCAACATCGTCTATATCGATGGTGTACGTGTCAAGCGGCATAGCGGTACTGTAGATCTTCCTACACCTATGTATGACATGATGGTTCGACAGGCTGGATTTATTGGAGGTAAAGAAGTGATTATAAACGGTTCTGATAGTCTGAGCAATACACCGTCAAACAGCATCAATATTTTTCAGGCAACTATGATGATTGGGAGATTTAAAACATTGAGACTTCAAACGGCTGCTAAGTCAAATAAACAAGATGAAACCTCGACTTATACTTTTGAAATAGAAGAGAGGGTGTAATATGGAAGCATTTGAAATCGGTGTATTGAACATTGGCGAGTGTGTGCTGAACAAAAGAGATGTGCAACTTTCGTATGCACCACGTAAAGTATATCTTGGTCGCAACAGAACATTGCCATCTGCCGTGTCAGTATCTTTGAAGATTAAATTTAAAACTGCTGAAGATTTGCAAGATTTTTTTGTGTTCTTTAAAGAAAAAACGCTGCATGGTGCGAAACCATTTTATGCAAAATTGCCATTTTATGGCGTTGTCAAACACTATCTTGTGTTACTTGACGGGGAACTTCAGCATCAACATGACACGTTACGATGGGTATCTGGGAAGTTTATTCTCTATCGTAATCGTACGCTGGATGAAAACATTGTGCCTGTGTTTGAAAATAAAACATTTACCTTTGATATGGATACGAAGCACAACTTCTTACTGTTTCAAGCGACTGATGTCGATGATGTACTCACCTATAACATTGTGACACAACCAACATTGGGAACGGTGGTAGAAAGTGGAGATGGAGGGTATTATTATAGCCCTACAGTAGGTGTTAGCGGTGTAGATGCATTTACTGTGCAAGCCACTGATGAACTCGGTGCAAGTGCTACTGCTACTGCCAGCATAACAATCATAAACTGGCAAAGTGAACTAGCCTTTGCCACGAATGTTCAAGATATAAACAATGCTTTGCTGATTGAGTATGTCAATCAAGACCTCATAGATGCGTCTACACAACAACAGCTCCTCTCACTTATCAAGATGACAACAACATTAGATGCTGATGGTAACGTGATAGGGGACTACTCGTCATGTACTACGATAGCCAATATGTACATAGATTCAGAGGGCAACTTAATTGTTGTCACAACATAGAAAGGAAAAAATATGGCAATTATTAATTTAGGTCCCATTGCGATACATGACCAAGGGGTTCATGTATCTACAAAAGCATATCAGAGATTAGCTAGAGTGAGTCATCCGACCACGGGGGCTAGATATCTGGCATATAGATTTGATGTGCCTGCGGGCATTGAATTGACCAATACTTCATACTGGAGATTTGAAGATATGGGGGTATCATTGATCCAAAGTCAAATAAATGATATTGCATCCAGTGTCGCAAGCATGGCTACAGAAAGGGGGTCTAACGCAAACGGGGATTGGGTTAAGCTCTCAGATGGAACGCTAATATGTTACTGGACAGGATCCATTGGCACTGTACCCACAGAAACATTATTTTTTCCTATGGCATTTATTGATACACCAGTTATTACAACTCAGTCAAGATACTCACAACCACTAGGAACTGATGACAACAGGATATATTATACAACAGGAGTAAGCAAGTTGGGATTAACTAACGACAGTTTTATAATAGTTAAAAACTCTAGCTCACTGCTGAACCCAACCACAGACAATTTCCAGTTATCTTATACGGCAATAGGGAGATGGAAATAATGAGATATTTCGACACAAAAACAAGAACTGAAACACACGTAAGCAGTGACACTACAATACCTAGCACAGATGCGAGAGTATCTAATTTTTTTCTCCCTCTTCAACAGGGGGAAAAGATGATTTTTGGTGATGATAATCTCCCCTACTTTTATACAGAAGATTTTATGATACCAACAGTCGTAAAAGGAAAAGTTGTAGAGAGTGAAACAGATGAACAGCGTGTAGCTAGACTTACATTAAGTTACCAAGATGAGCTAATGACACTTTGTGACACTAAACAGAATGATGTTGAAAAACTAATATTGGGATACAAAGCTACACCAAAACAAATAGAGCGATATATAGACAAGTATGAAAGAGCAAAGAGTGGTGAGTTTGATACAGCTACAAATGAAGTAATCATAGCAAAATACGAAGCGATGCGGGGAGTTATCAGGGGCTTTATAGATTTGATAGAAAAATTTAGAGGAGCCGTAGATGACATGATAGTAGCAGGTGAACTTAGCAGAGCAAGAGTCGCACTAGATGCGGGTAAAAAATTTGGTGCCGGTACAACGATGGCAGACATAGATGCTATCTTATCACAAAGTGTAGGTGTGTAGATGGGTTGCATTATCACACACATAAATGACTCACAACTCATGATATGCCTTGCCAATGGTGAGACACAAGTGGTCAAAAAGGACTCAACCGAAGCCAAATTTTGGCTACAAAAATTAAAGGATGAAAAATGAAAAAAATAATGCTACTACTCGCGATGATGCTAGCCTTTGTAGGCTGTGCGCCTCAACCCACACCCGGTATGGGGAACGGCTCACAAAGTAAAGCCAGTACACTCAGTGGAAACGAGATAGAGGTCTTTAAAGGCTCTTTATCGCTTGCCTTTGGCGGTACGACTATCATAGCCAAAGATGGTGCGAACATTACGTTTGTACCCAACCCACCTCAAACAATACAATAAAGGACAAAAAAATGAAAAGATTACAAACACTACTCGTAATAGCAACAGCGCTGATGGCATTTACTGCATGCGGAGACAACTTGCTTGCTTCTATAGATAACAGTAACAGCTCTGATAACAGCACAACAACAATGACAACTACAGCCAGTACAGACAGCAATACATCTAGCATCGTAGATAGTAACAGTACGCTAGAAGTACCTACTTTCCCTGCTAACAGCATGGGTAAAATTGTACTACAGTGTGAAGAGGATATCGCCTACTTCATCATGGCTTATAACTGTTTAAAGACAGATACGAGAGTAGATGTAACTGTAGACAATGGTACAGTAGTAATAGACAATAGAAGCACAACACCAGGCACAAATGGCACTATCTATTATGTAGAGGGTCATGTTGAGAGAATTGAGCCTGTCACTCTCACTGGCACAGTTTTTAGTGGAGGTACTGACTTGCCGACCAACCCTGAATGGGTTGGAAAGTGTGACTGATGAAATTAGCTTTCTATAAAGCTTTTCAGCCTAAATCAAAAGACGAGACGTACACAAAGTATATCAAACGTCTTTGGCTCGACTGGCTGATTGCCTGTGCCTCTTTTGGGAAGTACTCTCATGTGGAACTTGTGGTCGGTGATGAGTGGTTCAGCATATCACCTCGCACAGGTAAAGCACAAAAGAGAAAAATAAACCCAAAATGTGCTAGGTGGGATTTTGTAGAGTTGCATCTAAGCGGTGTCGATAAAGACATCGTCATGATACAGGTCAATAATTATGTCGGTTTCAAGTATGACTATTTGGGGGCAATTTTTAGCATTACCCCATTCTGTATACAACAAAGCAATAAGATATTTTGTTCAGAGGTTACGGTGAATGTGTTAAATCATACACATAAATATGGATGGTTAAAAGATGGGTGCAAATATAGCCCATCAAAACTTTATAAAATACTAGGAGGTAGTAGATGGAACAGAGTTTAACACTAAAGATGATGTATATGAATCTTCTTTATCTTCCTTTTATTGCACTTATGCAGTACTTGAAACTTGATACAGAGGTTTTAGCTATCTTTTCAGGATTACTTATCATAGACATTATTACTGGTTGGTTCAAAGTGATATCTTTGGGCATGAAGCCACGAAGCTGGAGATTAGCGAATGGCATCATAAGTAAAGTTGTGTTAATCACTATTCCTTTAGTCATGGCGTTAGGTGCAAAAGCAGTGCATGTCGATATTACATGGCTGTTTTATGTTGTCGTAGATGCCTTGATACTCTCAGAAGTCTACAGCATCTTAGGGAACATCTATACCATCAACACGAAGAAGCATGTAGAAGAGTTTGATGTCTTGTCAAAAATACTCAAACTCATCAGAAACACGCTCAACAAAATACTAAAGGACTCAGACAATGTTTAAGAACGTACAAGCTTATCTTTATGCAGGCATCGTGCTATTAGTAGTGGCTATTCTCTCTTACGTCGCTTATGTCTTTCATGACAGGGCTGCAGCGAAGAAGACTATCGTCGAAAAAGAGACCATCATAGAGACGCAAAAAACAGAGATGCAACTTACAAGTATCGCTGAAAAAGCAAAAGGCAAGATAGAGCAAATAAATAAGGAGAAAACCCATGAAGCAGATACTAGCTTTGGCGTGCATAGCTACACTTTTTAATGCATGTACAAGACCTTCAGGTGCGTCCCCACAGTTGAACCCTATCTATGTTGAGCTAAGTGAGCTAAGCGACTGTAACGTAACGTACAGCATAGACGAAAACGAAACCGTCACTTTGCCGCTTAATGACGCAAAGTGCATCACGAACAAGTTAGATACATGCCTTAAAGAGAGAGAACAGCTCCGCATTGCAAATGTGGCGTTGAATGCTCAAATCTTTATATCAAATAGCCTCAGGGCTCAATAATGTCCAAGAACTGGAGGCAAAGTAGAGCATACAGACGATGGCGAGTGCAAGTCATCCGACGAGATAAGGTGTGTGCCGTATGCACAAGTAGAAAGAACAGGCATGCTCACCACATAGATAGTGCCTCATATTTCCCTGAACTACGATTTGTAGTACAGAATGGTGTATGCCTGTGCAAAACATGCCACAGACAGTATCATACTAACTTCAATAGAAGCTATAGAGTTAAAACAACACGGTATAACTTTGAAAATTTTCTCTCACTTACCAAATACTTAAAAGATAAGTTTAAGAACAATTAACACTATAAACATGAACGCTGTTCACATTCTTACCGTTAATTGTTCTAGTTTTTAGTGGATTCTTACATTAACTATTAG